CCGGGGCGGAAGCTTTGCATGCGGCGTTGGACATGGTGTCCGCCACCGGTATCCACGCGTCGTTCCCAGAAGACGACGAATCCGGATACGACGAGTCCGCCCTACTCCACCGCCGCCGGATCGACATGTTCTGCTGGAAAGTGAGCTGAAGTGCCCGAGCTAGTCCTCTTGAATCCACGCCAGTATGTGGCCGGCCTCGACCTGTCCGGCTCCTACTCTCAACACGCCCTCGTGTTGGATGCCGACGCCGTCCAGTTCACCGCGTTCGGTGATTTCACCCGCACCTATAAGGGTGGTCTGGTCGGTGCCGGGTCTGAACATTCAGGGTTTTGGGATGACCCTGTCGACTCCGACCTGTTCACCAGCCTTGCCGCGGCGGCGAGGAACACGACCCTCTCCCCCGACGGTGGAGACGAGGGTGATGTCGCCTTCTTCTTTAGTTCGATCGGCACCAAATATGCGCCGGGCGCGGCGATAGGCGACGCCTTCGCCTTCTCGAACTCGAACCAGGTGACCGGGATTGTCACCCGCGGGCTCATCTTCCAAAACGGTGTGGAGGTTGCGACCGGTAACGGGACCGCTTTCAACCTTGGGACGGTCGCCACCGGGAAGAAACTGCGGGCTTCGCTGCATGTGCTGTCCGCTTCGGCCGCTGACACGTTGGATGTTGTTGTCGCCTCCGACAGTCTCGAGAGCTTTGCGGGCACACCCGAAACCCAGATCACCTTCCCGCAACGGTCCGCCGCCGGTGGAGAACTGCTGACGGTGGACGGTCCGATCACCGACACCTGGTATCGGGTCGAATGGGTGATCGCCGGGACTGACCCGTCGTTCACGTTCGCCGTGTCAGTCGGCATCGCCTAACACAACCCTGACGGCGCCCGCCGTCACATTCCAATAAAGGAGCACACCTTGAGTGAGTTAGTATTCCTCACACCCACGGTCAGTCTGGCAGCCCAGAACCTGACCGACAACCTCAAATCCGGGACCATCACCTACGATGCGGACGCTAAAGAGTTCACCGCTTCCGGTGACGGCACCCGCGAGTATCTGCCTGGCCTGAAACAGTGGTCGGTGTCTCTCGAGTTCAACCAGGATTATGCGGCGAACGATGTCGACGACGAACTGTTCCCGATTGTCGGCACCGAAGTGGCGTTCGCACTGAAGCCGACCAGCGCTGCAACCGGACCGACCAACCCCGAATATCAGGGGCAGGTGATCGTCACCTCCTACCAGCCGTTGGGCGGGTCGATCGGTGAAGTGATCATGGCCCCCGTCTCCCTGCAAGGCACCGGGGATCTCACCCGGGCGACCGCGTGAGCGGCCCTCGTTTCGTCGACCATTCGGCGGTCACCCGGGTCGAACTGTCCGACGACGACTGGGTGGACTTCAGGTCGGAGCTCTCCTATTCGGAAACCCAGGCGATCGAGTCGGGTGCCATCCTCGGGAAACTCGACGCCGACAAGTCGTTGGCGTTGGAAATCGACTGGCCGTCCTACGAGGTGGTACGCCTGTCCACCTGGATTGTCGCCTGGTCGTTCAAAGACCGGGACGGACTGGCTGAACCCCCCACCAAAACGGCGGTCCGCAACCTCCACCCTGACACTGCGGCGGAACTGATCGCCGCCCTCGACGCCCACATCGAAAAGATCGGGGTCGAGGGAAAAGAGGACGCCGCTCCCTCCTAAGCCTCTGCAAATACATGGGGTGGTCCTGGGCTGAACTGATGGCCACACCGCCTCATGTGATCGAAGAGGCATTCGCCTTCGCCGAAGAAACCGAAGCGGAAACGGCGAAAGAGACAGCAGCGGCGGAACTCAGGCTGAAAGCCCTACAGGCGGCAGCCAAAGCGAAGAGGAGGTGACATTGTGGCGACCGTCGCCGAGATCGAAGCGCTGCTCAAAGCCCGAGACCTGTTGTCCGCCAAGCTGAAAGAAATCCAGCGGACTGCCGGTACTGAAACCGGAAAGATTTCCGGCCATTTCGACAAGATGGCCGAGCGGACGAAGCGGGTTGGCGACAAGATGTCGTCGATCGGTAAGGGTATGGCTGTCGGTGTCACCCTTCCGATCATCGCTGCGGCGGGTCTCGCAGTGAAGTCGTTGGGTCGGATAGAAACGATCGGTGCCCAAACCGACGCGGCTATCAAGTCGACGGGCGGAGCGGCGAACGTTTCCCGCCAACAGATCGACGACCTGGCAGGCTCTCTGGAATCGCTGACCTCCGTTGAGGCCGAGACGATTACTGAAGGCCAGAACCTTCTCCTCACCTTCACGAAGATCAGCAACCAGGCCGGTAAGGGGAACGACATTTTCGACCGGGCCACGAAGGCCGCTCTGGACATGTCCGTCGCGATGGGTAGCGACATGACCTCGGCGTCGATCATGGTTGGTAAAGCGTTGAACGATCCGGTCAAGGGTCTCACCGCCATGTCGAAGGCGGGCATCCAGTTCACCCAGGCGCAGAAGGACCAGATCGTGGCGATGGTCGAGGCGGGCGACACGATGGGCGCCCAGAAGGTCATCCTCGGCGAGCTGACCACACAGTTCGGCGGGTCCGCTGAAGCGCTCGGGAACACGATGGTCGGAAAGATCGAGAAGGCGAAACACGCTTTCGGGACGATGACCGAAACGTTGGCCACTGCCCTGATCCCGACGATTGAGAAGGTGACAGGGTGGATTCAGAAGGCCGCCGACTGGTTCAACAATCTCAGTCCGGCCGGTCAGAATGTGGTCGGGATCATGATCGCCGTTGTTGCCGCGGTAGGCCCGGTCCTGTTCGTCTTCGGGAAACTGATCTCGTCGTTCGGTGCGGTCGGCAAGGCTTTCATGGTCCTGTCGAAACTGTTCATGGCCAACCCGTGGATCCTCCTCATCGCAGCTGTCATCGCTCTCGTCATTCTGATCGTCGCCAACTGGGACAAGATCGTCGGCTTCCTCAAAGGCGTGTGGGAGTGGATCAAGACCACTTCCGCTGCTGTCGGGAAATGGTTGAAAGACAAGTTCAAAGAGGCCGTCGACTTCCTTGTCGGACTGTTCCTCAACTTCACCCCCCTCGGGCTGATCATCAAACACTTCGACAAGATCAAGGCCGTCGCCACGGGTGTGAAGGATTGGATCGTCGCCTCGTTCAACTTTGTCGTCGACTTCTTCAAAGGACTTCCCGGCCGGATCGGCAATGCGGTGTCGGGCATGTGGGATGGGATCAAAACCGCTTTCAAAACGGTGCTCAACTGGATCATCGACAAGTGGAACAACCTGTCGATCACCCTCCCGAAAATCGACCTGCCCGGCCTGCCAGCGTTCGGCGGGCAGACCATCAACTTCCCCAACATCCCCCGGCTGCATAAGGGTGGAGTGTTCCGTGCCCCCACCCCCGGCGGTGAAGGCCTCGCCGTCCTCCGGGACCGGGAGACGGTCACCCCGGCCCGCGGGACCGAAGGCCCGATCATCGGAACGGTGGTAGTCCAGGGGAACACCGACCCGCTTCAGGTGGGCGACTACCTGGCGTGGCGTTTAAGGACCGCCGGTATCTGATGCAGGCCTGTGAAGCCCTCGTCGTGCGAGGAGAGCTCAAGGGCCAGCCTGCCACCGGAAGCGATGCCGGATACCTGCGACATCGTCGAGCCGGGGAAACAGCCTGCGAGCCTTGCCGGGTTGCCCACAACGCCAAGATGCCTGAGTACAAGCGTCGGTACAGGGACGCCAATCGGCAGAAGGGACGCGACTACGCCAAGGCGTACTACTGGCGCAACCGGGATAGGGAACACGAACGAATGCGCCGATGGCGGGCTGCCAACCTCGACAAGCATGCGCAGTACAGCCGCAACTGGCGAGCAGCCAATCCTGACAAAGAGAGGGAGCTGGGCCGCCGCAGAGAAGCCCGGAAACGGCAAGCCCTGTCCATCCCGTTCAACGTTGGTCAGCTTGCCGCTCGTATGGCCTATTGGGGTAACCGGTGTTGGATGTGTGGCGGCGAAGCGGGCACCGTCGATCATGTGATTCCTCTTGCCGCCGGTGGGCCTCACTGCCTGTCAAATCTTCGTCCCGCATGCCGATCCTGCAACAGCAGCAAAGGCAATCGCTGGTGGCCCCTCAACGAACTGGTGGCGTGACATGACCGACTACCAGGGCAGCTTCAACGGATTGACTTTTGGCCAAGGCACGTCATATCGGGTACAACGGTTGAAGTTCTACAGGCGAGCGACGAACATCCTCACTCCCGATCTACCGCGCGGGCATGGCGGGCTGGTCGGCGCCTCCTACGAGGTGGCCCGTGTCGTCGAAATAGACTTCGGGGTGGTGGGTGCTACGACGGACGATCTGGTGTCCAACCTCGACACCTTGTTCGCAGCCTTCCAACCTCTCGTAGACTCCGAACTCCCGTTCGTGTGGGGTCTACCCGGCCAAACCAACCGGCGAATACTATGCCGTCCCCAAGACGGTATGTCGGATTTGACCCCGGAGGATTGGGCTTCCAAATCCGAAGAGGTCCCGTTCCGGCTGGTCGCCTCCGACCCGGCCGTCTACGACGACACACTTCTCACTGAAACACTCGACCCGTTCACCTCCCCCGCCGGGTTGTCGTGGCCGATCGTCTGGCCTGCCAACTGGGGTGCTGGAGGTTCCGGCGGTGGGGTGTCGATCGTCCTCGGCGGAGACTGGGAGTCCTGGCCGGTATACACGATCCACGGCCCCACCTCGGGGACGATGACCGACCCGATTATCGAAGGGGTCACGGCTGGTGAACGGCTGGCGTTGACCGCCAACGGCGGGGTGAGTATGACCTCCGGGCAGGCCCTCCAGATCGACACGCATCCAGCCCGCCGTTCTATCGCTTTCACCACCGGCGCCTCGAGAAGAGGCAAACTGTCAGCCGATTCGGTCTGGTTTCCCCTCGCCCCCGGTTCCAACGAGCTCAGGTTCCGCGCTTCCGGTACGACAACGGGCGCAACGGTCGAAGTCGAAGCCCGGTCGGCTAGAATATGACAAAGTGCCCCCGCACCGCTTCCACGGCCGGGGGCTGGCCAACCTAGCTATAGGAGGTTGACATGGCCAAGCCTACCGTCTGCGAAGCGCCGATCACGCGGGGCCCGAATAGGGGGCAGCTGGCTACGGGTACTGACGCGGGCTACCTTCGCCATCGGAACGCTGGTGAGGCTGCCTGCGAATGGTGCAGGGAGGCCCATAACCTCCTTAACCGCACCTACCTAAGGGCCTATTATCGGGAGCACCGGCCGAAGTATCTGGCTAAGCAGAGACGCGCCAAGTTGCGCCGGTACAATCTAGAGGTTCACGAATACGAGGCACTGCTCGCAGCACAGGGTGGGGTATGCGCCATCTGCGGCTCGAAGGACCCGGGGTCTCGTGTTGAGCTGTTCTCGGTGGATCACGACCACCGTTGTTGTCCGGGCCAACGTTCTTGCGGTCAATGCATCCGTGGATTGTTATGTGTGCACTGCAACATGGGGCTGGGGAAGTTCGGTGACAACCGTGAGCGGCTCGCTGCCGCTACTGATTATCTAACAAGGAGTTCCTAAATGGCCACGATCTTGACCTGGGCAATTCAGGCAGCTTCTAACCCGGCGCACACGGCGAGATTCATCGCTACCGCCCTCCTCAACGAAGGGGTGGTGGACAAGGCGGGCAACAGTTTTAAGGTCGCACAGGATACGGGCAGCAATATGGCTGTGAAAGTGGGCTCCGGTTCAGCCGGTGACCTGGTTGTTGTCGAAGGTGACAACTCTGTCGCACAAGGCACGTACATCGCCGAACACCAGGACGCCACCGCAACCCTTGTGATCGCCGCGTCGGACCCGTCGAACCCGCGTATCGACCGGATTGTCGTAAGGGTCGACGACGCCGAAGAGGGTGGTGTCGACGACGTTACAGACATCGAAGTGGTCCAAGGCACCCCGGCCGGTTCGCCGTCCGCACCGGCTGTCCCGTCCAGCGCCATCTCGGTAGCACAGGTCGCGGTGGGTGCAGGGGTGACCGCGATCACCAACGCGAACATCACCGACGAACGGGTAGAAGCCCCCGTCCGCGGCCAGTTCGTCGAAACCGTCCAGTTCACCACGTCAGGTTCGTTCGTGAAGGCCGACTACCCGTATCTGGCCAAGGTTCTGGCGAAGGTGCAGGCGGGTGGTGGTGCCGGAGGTGGGGCGACCACCACATCAGCAGGTGAAGCGTCCGCAGGTGACGGTGGAGGCGGTGGAGGCTACGCGGAGGCGCTTGTCCTCGTCGACGCTCTGAGCGCCTCAACGACGGTGACCGTCGGTGCCGGCGGCGCCGGGGTGTCGGGTGCTGCCGGTGGTAGTGGGACCGCTTCGTCTTTCGGTTCCCATGCGGCGGCCAACGGTGGTGGAGGCGGTTCGATTCGTGCTGCCACCGCCACCCCTTCGGTGGCGTCGTCCGACACTTCGCTTCGCCGTGGCGGTGTCGGAACTGCGGGGGACATCCTTCATGAAGGCGGTTCCGGCGGGCACCTGGTGTACGTGGGTTCGGCCCTCCAGTCGGTTATCGGAGGACACGGCGGGGCCTCGCATTTCAACGGAGGCCGGTCGGCTCCCATCGCTGGTGGCAACGGTGCCGGCGGGGGACAGTACGGAGGGGGAGGTACAGGGGCGGCCAACCACGCCAACCAGGGCTCCGCCCGTACTGGTGGTGCCGGTGCTGGCGGTATCATCATCCTCGACCTGTACGCATAGTGGCCGTCGAGACCATCCTCTACACCACGTGCAAACTCGCTGATTGCGGGGGGCCGGTCAAATCTCGCGGCGCCATGCACTATCAGCGCTGGTATCGGACCGGCGATCCCGAGGTGGTCCGTAAAGGCTTCTGCAAGGTGGCGGGATGCAACGAGCAGACCATTGGGCGTGGCTGGTGTGGCGGCCATGATGCTCAGGGGTTGCGTGACTATATGCGCGCATGGAACCGGAGGCGACGCGCCAAGCCCGGTTATCGGGAGCGAGAATTGGCAGACACTCGAGCCCGCCGAGCCGCGAACCGCCGGAAGCTGACGGAATACAAGCTGACGATGGGCTGTATCGACTGTGGCTTTACGGAGCATCCTGCAGCCCTTGAGTTCGACCACGTGAGGGGCAAGAAGACCGCCATCCTGGCGCGCGCCGTCTCATGGTCCGAAGACCGCATGTGGGCCGAAGTGGATAAGTGCGAAGTCCGGTGTGCGAATTGCCATCGTATCCGCACGGCTGAAAATGCGGGGTGGCCCGATGGCAGTTGAGACGATTTTGTACACCACTTTGAGAGGCGACAGCGAACCTGTCGAAGAGTTGCCAGCGGAGATTATAAGCTACTCATTCAGGCTCAACAGACCGGGCGCCATTTCTTTCTCGCTTGCCCTCGACCACCCGTTCTGCACCCGGAATGTGATCGCCCCCGGCACCAACGAGGTTGTCGTTGAGAGGAACAAGGCGATCGTATGGAGAGGGCCGATTCTCACCGCAGATGAGGACTCCGAAAAAGTCTCCTTCGGTGGGGAAGGGTTGCTGGCCTACACGAAACGCTGGCATATCACGTCGACACTCACCTTCGCCGCCGTCGACCAGTTCACCATCGCCAGGGCGCTGGTAGACCACCATCAGGACAAGGCAGGCGGCGACTTCGGGCTGCTGACTACGGGTGCGGACACCTCCGGTGTCACCCGAGACCGGACCTACGAAGGGTTCCAAAGGAAAGGCATCTACGAGGCCCTCACCGAACTGGTCGACGTGGACAACGGTTTCGACCTGAACATCAACCCCAACTCACGACTCCTCGAACTCCACTACCCCCAGCAGGGCACCCGGCAAAACGACCTCATCTGGGAGGATGGAATCCGCAGCTTCTCCCGGACTATCGACTCGTCGTCGCAGGCCTCCCAGATCCTCGGTGTGGGAGAAGGGGAAGGCGACGACCAGCTCGTGTTCAACCTTCAAGACTCCGGGGCTGTCGCACAATACGGGCTGACGCAAGGCAAGCATGTGAACAAGGATGTGAGCGTAGCGGCCACCCTGCAAGACCAGGTCCGCCGCCAGCTCTCCTACTTGCGAACCCCACCGGAAACCTTCCAAGTTTCAGTCGGCACCGGGTCGTTCAACCCGTTCTCCCACGAACTCGGCGTAGAAGGCCAGTTGCGGTACGACTCACCGTATGAGGAGGTCAACCGGTTCATGAGAATGATCGGTTTCGACATCCGCTGGGAGGCCGGCGACGAACGCGCCATCCTGATCCTCGAGACGATCCTGTGAGACCCGGAGACCCCGACCGGGGTTCGTTCGCCGACCGTTTCGCCGACATCGACCGGCGGATCGGCAAGCTGGAAACCGCGGCCCGCCTCACCTCAGCGTCGGTCGGGTCCGGTGGGATCACCGTGAAGGACGGCGGGAAGCTCAGCTTCCTCGACACGTCGGGGAACGTGCTGTTCACGATCGACGAGAACGGGCTTATCACCTTCGAAGCAGACGGGTCTCAACTGTCCGTGCTCGACGGGACGCGGCTGCGGTTCAACCGGTCCGACGGCACCCGGTCCCTCGAAATCACACCCGCGGGCGGGCAGAAGCTGTACGCCGCGAATGGTACGACAGAACTGGTGGTGCTCGACGCCGACGGGCTGCATGTGGCGGGTGGGTTGGTGCAGTCCCTGTGGTTCGCCTCGTCAGAGGATGTCACCGCGAACATCACACTGACTACCAGCCCGCAGACGGTAGGCGACATCACGATTGACCCTCCCGACTACGTCGAGGAAGTGACCATATTCGGGTTCGCCCGCGCCACTATCACCAACCCCGGGAGTGAAATACTTCTGGTTCACCGTCTAACCCTTGACGACGGAGGCTCGGGGGAAGATTCCGTGTCCGCCAACCAAGACGTCCTAGCTAACCGAATAAGCAATACGATGCTTGTTGAGGAGGCCACGGTCTCTCTGTCTCCCGCCGGTCGTTCCATCAATATAACTCAGGAGGCGCACCTGTCATCTGGAACATTCAGTGACGACCTGTTCTCACTGAAGGTGTTGGTGATCGGCGTCCGGTCGGCCTTTACCTAGCTAGGGCTGAGAAACTAACTGGCCGCTCTATGCCGTACCGTGAAGCGAAATCAGATCCAGACCAGGTGTCGTAGTCGTCTCCGCCCAGCAGCCACCGGTCTGTGTATACCCACTCTGCAGCGTTCTGTTCATCCTTCGATGGCCAGGAGATAGGGAAACAGTCGTCACGCCAGGACATGACGGAACAGTGGTAGTGGCCGAAGCCCAACATGTGGCCGACCTCATGGTTGACGACAAGTTGCCTGGCCCGTTCGACAGTGGACTCTCCGGGATAGCCGCGGTTCCATTGGACAGCGTTGTAAGTGACTCGACCGGTCCCGTCACCGTTGTTCCATGCACATGTGAGACGGACGTATCGTTCATTGCCGCATGCTCCGGCAGGTGATGTGAGCATGACCCAAAACTGTGGGACCTCGTTCGGATGTTTCTTCCGAACATTGGGCCACGACCGCTCATCCGATAGCGTCTCGTCGACGAACTCCTCAAAGCACCACCCGTCGTAGATCGGGTCCACCCACACGCCATAGGCAATGTTGTCGGCTTCCTTCGCAGGTTGGGTTGGCAGGTCAGGCCGCTCTGTGCCGAATAGGTAAGCCCATTCAGAGTTACGTGGAGCAACCATTTCAATCCCAGCGGTGCGGTAGATCCCTAATGCTAACCGGGCAACCAGGTCGGGAATACCGGATGCCGGTTGTGGGCAGGCCAGCGTGGCCGTTAGAAGCAGTGTCGCGATCAGCATGTTGGGGACCTCCATCATGTCCTCCATCCTGTGTGATGCCGGGAAAGGTCGGGATGGAACTCGACCTTTTCGCCCCGTCGGGCTATCCCGGCGACCTCCAGAGTAGAAGGCCACCGTCCATCCAGTGTATCGGCAGGGAGGCTCCTGTGGTTGAGATTGTTACCCGTGCCAGAAAAGGAGTGGGATGAGACTCGACTGGCTGGCCGACATCCACCGGGACGCCGGGCTCGCCGTCATCGAACACACCGGCTGGCAGACCCGCACCATGCGCCCGTTCGACGACTACAAACCGATCGGGCTGCTCAACCATCACACGGCAGGGTCTTCGATCCTCACCGACTATCCCAACCCTCCCTACTACCTCAACGGGTCGCTCGAGGAGAAATGCAATCTGACCATTCGTGGGGATGGGGTGGTTGTGATCCTCAATGCCGGGTGGGCGTTCGACTCAGGCTACGGAGACCGGAAAGTGTTAAGCGCGGTTGGCTCCGACACTCCACTCCCCGCTCCGTCCGATACCTACAACAGCTCCGGCCAGCCCGCCGGTTCCAACCCTGGTGTCGGCGGGAATGCCTGGTTCATCGACAACGAAGTCCAGCATCTCGGCAACGGCACCTACATCGCCGCCGCCCAACGTGACGCCCTCATCCGCTCCAACGCGGCGATCTGTGCCCACATGGGCTGGGATCCGGCGACCCGACTGCTGGGCCACCGGGAGTGGACGACCCGCAAGATAGACCCGCGTTGGAGTGGGTTCACCAACCCGATGCCGCTGATACGACAAGACACTCAAGGAGCAATGGACATGCCACTCACCGACGAAGACATCCAGAAGATCGCCAAAGCCGTCGTCTCATATCCGGGCGGCACGTCGGTCGACAACACGCCGCTCTTGTCGCTCATCTCTGGCACTTACCGGCTGGTGCGTGCGACCGAAGCGGCGGTGGCTGCCCTCGACATCGAGGGTGTGTCCGAAGCGGAACTGGACGCCCGGGTGGCCCGGCTGCTCGACGTGTTGCCCGCCCGGACCATCGAGGTGTTGAAAGCGGCATTGTGATACACACCCACTTCGGGTGGGTTTATGTGGCCGGCGCGTCGGTGGTGGTGCTCGCACAGTCGGCCATCGACGCCAGCTCACCTTTAGTCGTAGCGCTGTTGGCTTTGATCGCTCCTATCGGCCCGGTGGTCGTGGGCTACCTGCTGACACGCCGGAAGCTGCGAGCCCAGGATGTGAAAGTGCAGGAGATCCACGTCCTGGTCAACAGCCGTCTGACGTCAACGCTCGACGCTTTGCAGGCTGCCCTCCTCGAAAACATCCGGTTGAAAGACAAGGCGGGCATCGCAGTGTCGACCGCTGAACGGCTTCACGCTGTTGACCCTGGGGGGGACGACCTGAAACACGAACTCGGAACACTCGAACAAGGAGACAAACCGTGAACCTCCAGAACATTCTTTGGATCATCCTTGTGGTGGTCCTCATCATCTACGTGGCGCAGCGGATATGACCTCCTGGGTTTTCTGGCGTCAAGCTTTAGAACGAGCAGTGAAAACTGCCGCACAGTTTCTTCTGGTGTTCGCCGGTGCCGACGCTTTCTCGATACTCGAGGTAGACCTGGTCGCCGCGGGCGGGTTCGCTTTGGCCGGTGCCGCCGTCTCCGTGCTCACGTCGGTGGCTTCCGCCCCGTTCAGCGCGCCCAACACACCCTCACTTGTCGAACAGTGAGACGGGTCGCCATGTTCCTCATCCAAGTGGTGGTCGCCATGATCCTGATCGTGGTGGCCGCGGTGGTGACTCCGGCGCTCCTCCTCGCCCTGTGATCTACCTCATTGTCTGTCTTGTGATCCTGGCCGTGTTCGTCGGGTTCATGAGAATCTTCAGGTAATCGAACACACCTAAGCGGGAAGGTGACGATTGAGTACACACGTCGACGAGCTATTGGACGGGCTGCCGCACGCGGGGGCGGACCGCAGTTGTTGGGGTTTCAGACTGGAGGGGGACGCTGCCGCGTTCATAGCAGGCGTCCAAGCTCGAGAGCAGAAAGGGTTGAAGTTCCGTCGGACCGCCATCCAAGCCGTGTTGAAACGCGAGTGGGATGTGACGATTGGTGAAAACGCCCTGCGTAAACACCTCAACGGTAACTGCCCATGCAAGTAGACATCGAGGCGTTGGTCGAAGAGGCGACTGAGGTGGGCCAACTGCGTGGGGATCTGCGGACGGAACGGGAGAAGACGAAACGGCTGGCCGTCGAGGTCGGCGAGTTGAAGAACCGTCTCGGCCTACTCGACCGGTTGGAATCCTTGTCCACGTCCGCTCCGAAGTGGGCGGTCAGGTCTAGGTCGAAGGAGATCCGTCAGGGTATCGCCTGCATGCTCATCACCGACACCCATTTCGGTGAGGTGGTCGACCCCGCCGAAACGAACCACTACGCCGCCTACAACCATTCGATCGCTGAGAAACGGCTGAGACGGGCGTTCGAGAAGTTCATCGTCTTGGCCCGCGACCACATTTCCGGGGTCGAATACGACGGGGCTTGCATCCCACTCGGAGGGGACATTGTCACCGGGTACATCCACGACGAGCTCAGGGAGACCAACGACGAAACCCTGGCCGAGTCGATCGTCCACTGGTCCGAACAGCTCGAAGCCGGCCTGCGTTTGGTCGCCGACGAGTTCGGCCACCTGTACGTCCCGGCGGTCCCCGGAAACCATGACCGGTGGGAGAAGAAGAAGAAGTCGAAAAGCAAAGCCCGCAACTCGGTGACATGGGTGATCTACCACATGTTGGTGAAAGCGTTCGCCGACGATCCGAGGGTGACCATCCAACCGTCCGAGGCTGCCGACCTGACGTTCACCCTCCACGACCACACCTACCTGCTGACCCACGGCGACCAGTTCTCCGGCGGTACAGGCATTTCTGGGGCGTTGGCTCCGCTCATGTTGGGCCAACATCGCAAGTCACGTCGGAACACGGCGATGGGCCAACCCTACGACACGATGGTGATGGGTCACTTCCACCAGAACCTGACCCTCCCCGGGTTGATCGTCGGCAACTGTCTGAAGGGTTACGACGAGTTCGCGTTTGACCACAACTTCCTGCCGTCGCCTCCCTCCCAAAAGTTCTGGGTGAACACCCCTGAACACGGGCCGACGTTCCACGGGGAGGTGTTCGTTCAGGATCGCAAAGCCGAAGGGTGGTGAGGTACGTGACGTACGTGAGGTACGAGCCTTACGTCATAGGCGGTATCGCCGCATGGGAGCTAATCGCGCTAATAGCGCACCGCCGGTGGACACCAACGTTTACAACACTGGTATCGCGACTCCCGAAGTTCGCACGCCGTGCGATCGCCTGCACTGCCGGTGTCTGGCTGTACCTGCATTTCGGAGAGGAACGATGACACCTTGGATGAACCCGCGGAACATGGGCGGCGACGAACTCCCCCTGTCCCTGTCAACCAAACCTGTTGTGGGCTACCGGCTGTGGCGGGTCTACCCGGACGAACGTGGGATGGCGCTCCGGTCGTTGAACGTCAACCACACGTGGGCGGTGGACAACACGGCCCAATGTTTCATTCCTCAGGTGTGGCCGTGGCCAAACATGGGCATCCCGCAGCATGACGACCCGGCCCCCTCCCTCTCCTGCCAATGCGGTTTCTACTGTGCCCTCCCCGAACACCCGCTACAAGAGTGGGCTCATGTTGTCGCCGGTCTGGTCCACGCCTCCGGGACGGTGGCTCTCACCGGCCGGGTGATCCGCTGCACACTCGGGTTCAAAGCGGAACATGCGACCATCCAATCGCCTGTCGTGTTGGACGTCGACTGCGGGTGGACGCCGACCTGTGCTGCGGATGTCACCCGGGTTGAAGTCCTCACCGGGGGGATACGCGGCTGGTGTGACGAACACACCCCCCGTCAAGGGGCGGTCATCGAAGCCGTCTCTTTTTTCCGGGAGGCTGTGCGGCAACTGTCCGCCCGCTACCAGCCTCTCGAGTTCATCTCGTGGATGACATTCTGAAAGGAGCCCATCGTGGCCCAAATCGGTGACCCGATCGAAATCATCGAAGTGGTACCTGTTGAAGTGCCGGTCGAAGAGCCGGCCCCCGTGTGAAGACGGCGCTTGGCTGCAGCATCTGCCACAACCCGTTTGCCCGTACGAAGAAAGGCGGGTTCTGGTGTTGGACGTGCGACGGGCATGTGACCGCCTGCCGGTTCAAAGGTGAATCCAACTATCGACACTGCCGCTGTCTGATTCGGTGAATCTTGGCCGACGGGCCGAGGGGTGCAGGTGTCCGCGTTAGCTCAACGCCCGCGGTAGAGCGCCGGGACTAGGGCCTGGAGATTCCGTTCAAGTCGGAACGCGGATGCCTGCACTCAGATCTGAAACTTTCACGTGCCAGTATGCCTGTCCCTGGTGCGTGACCGAGCCCCCCTTCGCCCCCGCCGCCGAAGGGGGGCTCACCCTTTTCAGGCGACCAAACCCTTCCGCTGGTAGCTGGCGTCAGAGTAGACCTGATAGTACCGGCCGGTGTCGGCCAGCGACCTGTCCAACGCCCCGCGCAACAACCCGTCGAGTTCTGTTGCCATCAGCCTGGCCAACGTCAGGTCGGCGGCCACTTCGGAGGGGATCAGTCCCCGCTTGTAGGCCAACAACATCCGCGGTTCGAGGCCTTCGAGTTCGAGGACAGCAATGGTGATGCTGCGGCGGATACGTTTGAAATCTCCCCGGTGGAACGGCGAGGCCATGGGCGGGTCTTCGGGTGGCGGTCAGGCGGCCACCAGGGTTGCAGTGTCAACCTGAATGTCGATAGGCCGGGGGAACCATTCGCCCTGGTCCTCTTTCCACGTTATGACAAGTCCGCTGGAAACAAGCACCCACCCGAGAACCGAACCAGGCTTGGTGTCGAGCTTCTCTGCGATGAGCTCAAGGTGGTGTGATTGGGGTCTGGTACCTCGTAGCCAGCCGAGGTAGGTCGGTTTCGACACTCCGAGGTAGTCGGCCATCCCCTGCATTTTCAGGTTGCGGTTAACCCGCTCCTTCTCTAGTTGACGGCCTAGTTCGGTTGTCGGCTGTGTCGTGCTGCGTGCCATTGTCGAGCCTCCTTGCTCTCTACCCGGGATTCCATCAGAGCTTCTGCCCCGGAAGCACTTCACAGGTAAGACCATATCGGAACATTGCCTACTTGACAAGCCCCCACTTCGGAATTACAGTCTTCCGTAATGACGACTTTACGAACCACCGGTAGGGAGTCAAAGGCGGACGCGGTCCTTCGGTTGTACACGGCCGGATGGTCGGCCATCCGTATCGCCAACGCCCTCAACATGAGCCCCCAAGGCGTCTACTGGCATCTCGACAGGCTTCATCTCCCCGCCCCCAGCCAGCGCGACGAGACGAAGACATGACACCGGAACAACGCTTCTGGTCGAAGGTTGACTCGTCGGGCGACTGCTGGCTGTGGACCGGGGCCCTCGAGCCTTCGGGCTATGCCAGGTTCGTCGCTGAGGGTGAGAAGGTCTACATCCACCGCTACGCCTACGAGTGGGTGATCGGCCCCATCCCTGAGGGTCTGACGATCGACCATCTTTGCCGGGTCCGGCACTGCGTCCGACCCGATCATCTTGAGGCCGTGACGCATCGGGAGAATCTGCGCCGCTCCCCCACTCAGGTCACCACGGTCAACGCCAGAAAGACCCTTTGCCCGCGGGGGCATCAGTACTCGGGTCGAGACGCCCGCGGGTGGCGTGAATGTCGGGAGTGCCGTCGACTACTCAAGGCCAGGGTGTCCGCGTGAGCCTCCGTTGGCGCCTCCGCTTCTACCGGCTGACCTCCCGCCTCCGTAGAACCACCGTGTCGCCGATTGGCGACCGGCTGGCCGGATACGCCGCCTCGTTGAAAGTCTTTCCTGCATGCAACCTTCGGGCTGCTCCCTCTGAGCCCCAAAGCCCCCTCCAAGTGGGGGGAGCAGTCCGATGATCCTGTTCCTGGCCGGTGTGATTGCCGGTGTCAACTTCGGCCTGGTGATAGCCGCCTTGCTGAGAGCACGGGGAACCCGATGACACGCTGGCTCCACATTCAACGCCTCCGCTACCACCTGTGGGTCCTCTGGCTGGAAGGCCACGTCTCCTACAGCCGTCGGACCGGTGACTGGTCGTTGACAGACCGGGGCAGGCGGTCCCTCCGATGAGCGGCGGTTTCACTCTCGGCGAATTCCCGCCTCTCGACACGCTCCCTTCGACCGCGTTCACCCGCGGCGACGTCCAAGTCCTCCTACAACTGGTCGACGCGAGGTGGCGGCAGGTTGACACGGAACGCCACGGCGCCCTCCTACCCGCATACCGGATGGTCCTCCTCGACGAACAAGCCCACTTGGAACGAATCCTCAACAAGTTGAAGGCGGTCCGATGACCCCCTACTACGACGAGGACGGGATCACCATCTACCACGGCGACTGTCGAGAAGTGCTGCCCTCTATTGAGGTCGCGGACGTTGGGCTGGTTCTCACAGACCCTCCGTATGGGATGGCGTACAAGGCGCAGCGCGATGGGCGAGAACGGAGCCGACGGACGCAATGGATAGTTCCTTCCGTGGTTGGCGACAATGAGACGTTCGACCCCACCCCCTTGCTTCGGTTCCCGAACGTGATTCTGTGGGGAGCGAATTGGTACGCCAACAGACTCCCCATATCGGGCGGGTGGATCATTTGGGACAAGAAACCGATGGGAAAGCGCCGAGGATTCATGTCCTCCGACGTCGAGTTGGCCTGGTCGAATGTCACGGGCCGGACTCACAAGGCTGCAATTCAGTGGGATGGATCGGAGCGAGATTCCGACGAAGGCTTTCTGCACCCTACCCAGAAACCCGTCACGCTAATGCGGTGGCTCCTCGATGAGTTCATGCCGCCCTACGGACTTGTTTTGGACCCATATTTGGGGAGCGGCTCCACTCTTATTGCTGCTCGCGCACGAGGCTCCCGCGCTATCGGCATCGAAATCGAAGAGAAGTACTGCGAGATAGCTGTCCAACGTCTCGCCCAAGGCGTCCTTGCACTGGAGAACACATGACGTACGTCCGCCGTGACGAGTGTCCCGCCTGCCGTGGCGAACTTCGTGTCACCACGGCCACCTCGTTCCTGTGGCGGGCACGCTGCCGCGACTGCCACCGGTACGCCCGTTTGGACGACCGGTTCCGTTGGACGACGGCCGGCCCCGAGGTTTGGCCGTTCCTGCTGGTGGCCGTGTGGCTGCTGCTGATTGTCTTTGCCTCATGGGTGGACGCCCTATGAGCCTCCCGCAATGGCACGTCTTCTACCGGACGATCGGGATGACCGAACGTAAGGACAAGGGCTGGATGCGCAGCGATTTCCTTGCAGACACGGCCGAGGAGGCGCTGTCGATGCTGATGGAGCAACGACACAACGTCCACCACGCCCGGGTCTATCCCGGCGCTTCGGCCTACACGGTGACGGTGGGATGGCGACCCGAGGTCGAAGTGCGACATACCCCCCACAACAACGGGCTGTTCGCCCCCCTCGCTGAGGATTGGGACTCATCGGAGGATGACATTTACGACGTCCCGAGTGAGGAGGATGAGTGAGCGAGCTGTCGTACGGCGAAGCCCGCGACGTAGCACAGTCTCCAACGGAGGCCATCGCGCTTGGTTTGGTGTTGTTGGACCGCATCGCTGAAGCACTGGAGAACCTGGTGGCTCAGGGGGAGGGAGACGAATGGGTGGACGCACAGTGAGAGGATTCACCAAGACAGGCCAGCCGATCCAAGGCCGTCGATACATTCTGCGACAGGAGGGTGTCGGCCTGCCCGACGACCAAGTTGAAGTGACGGTTGTCGGCAAGGCGTATGGCAAGGCTGGCAACGCCGACCTTGTGAGTGTGATGCTACAGGAACCCGAGGGTGGGCGTGACTGGTTCCCCTGGCCCATCGAGGCATCGGATGGTGCTGCTCCGATCACATTCGAGGCCCTCCGGTGAAACCTGACCGGCTTTCGACTGTGACCGGCTACGTCTGGTTGGACCGGTTGACCCGCCCGTTTTGGATTGTCTACTGCAAGGCCAGCGGATGGTTGTTCTTCCGGCATGTCGGCGGTGGGAGTGCGGAACGTGGCAGGCGGATTGTCCGCGACGCCGCTGCTCGCCACCCTTCACAGTATGACCCGATCGACGAGGCGATCCGGCAACTCTTCGAGAGCTACGAACGGTGAGCACCCCTGCTCTCGCTCAGAACGTCCGCGGTAAAGGACGCCACTACGAACACCCGGAGACGGGTGAGCTTCTCCCTTCGGTGACGAACATCATCGGCGTCTTAGACAAGCCTGCCCTCCCCCGGTGGGCGGCGGAACTGGTCGCCGAACGTGCCTGGGATTTACGGTCGACTCTCGACGAGCTGGGCCGCGACGAGGCGATAGACATTCTCAAAGGTTCACCGTGGCGCAACTCGCAGCGTGCCGCCAGCCGGGGAACTTCGATCCACGAGTACCTCGAAGTCGTGGGCAACGGTGGCTACGCACCCGAACTCGAGGGTGACGCCATCCGCTACAAGGCGGCGGCCGACGAGTTCCTCCACGTCTACAAACCCGAATTCCGGTTCACCGAGTTCACCGTGTTCGGCGACGGGTATGCGGGTACCGCCGACTTCCTCGCGGTCATCAACGGCCGGGTTGTCATCGGGGATTACAAGACGTCGAAGGCGTTGTACCCGGAGATTGCGTTGCAGTTGGCTGCCATCCGGTATGCCACCCACATCCACTGGAACGACGAGCTACTCCCCCTCCAAGACGTAGACGGCTGTGTTGGTGTCCTGTTGACCCCGGACGGCTGCGACGTCCGAGAGATAGACGTTACTGGAGCGTACGAAGGTTTTCTGGGGTGTCTGGCCGCCTGGCATTGGAGACAGGCGGGGGTGGACATGAGCCCGGTGTTGTGGAGGACGGCATGAGCCAGTCGCAGCTCCGCCAGTTGGCTGAACCGTTCCCACCGCGGCTCATCAAGTCTCCGCCTAAAGGCAAGTTCGGTTCCTACGTCTCCCATTCGACGGTCAACGAACGTGCCCTGTCGATTGTCGGCCCATTCTCATTTGCTGTAGATCAAGTCATCCGTGGTTATGCCGAAGCGGTGACCGTCAATAAGGGCAAAGACAACGAACACACGTACCCGGCGCGTGAAGCGGTGGTGGGCTGCACCGCCATGCTGACCGTCGAGGTCGACGGCAGGGCAGTGTCGGTTGTCGAGGTGGGTGATGTGGAGGGGGCGGCGGCGCAGACGGACGGGGCGAATCTGAAAGAGGCGTCGTCGGATGCGTTCAAGCGTTGTTGGATGCGTCTTGGGCTGGGCCTCCACCTGTGGTCACAAGGCGACTATTTCCTGGCTAACCAGATGGACAAGGAAACGTCGGATGAACCTTCCTGAAGCCGTCGAAGAGGTGAGGCGCCTGTCCCGTCTCCTAGACGCCGGTTTGGATGTGTTGCGTTCGTCTGCTGAGGAGACAGCCAGCGCGGAACGTGAGTATCGGAAGGGGAAGGCGCTCGCCTGGGTCCACCGTACTGACGGTACAGCGGCGGAGCGTGTCGCCCTAGTGGACGCTGACACCGCCGACCTGAGGTACACCCGTGATGTGGCTGAGGGGATACGCCGGGCCGCCCTCGAATCGGTGAGAGCTCGGTCGACTCAGGTGAGCATGTGGCAGACGTTGTTGAACGCCCACCGGGCGGAAGCCGAGTTCACACGTACTAGGCCGGGAGACGCGGCGTGACCAAGAAGCGGCAGGACTGGATGCGCAAGTCGGACGTCCTGTTCTCACAGTTGGTGAGAGACCGGGACCGTGTCTGCCAGAACTGTGGTTCACCCGACAACCTGCAGTGCGCCCACCTGATCTCCCGGTCGTACAAGTCGATCCGAACCGACTTCCACAACGCTGTCGCCCTCTGCCGGGGATGCCATGTGAAGTTCACCCACCGGCCTCTCGAATGGCGGGAGTGGGTTGAAGCCCGGTTTCCCGGCCAGTGGGACGAACTGAAAACGTTGGCTTTGGAGTATCGGAAGGTCGACTGGGCTTACCGGTATGAAACGTTGAAGAAGCTGAGGGACTCTTTGGGGGTGTCAGCGTGACCGTCCGCTACCTGGTGGCTGACGTGTTCGACGGGCTCGCCACCATCGACGACGGGTCCGTGGACGTCTGCATATCCAGTCCGCCCTTTTTAGCTCTTCGCAGTTATTTGCCTAGCGATCACCCGGACAAGGCGAAGGAGATCGGCTCGGAGGCGACCCCCGCCGAGTTCATCGACGTCCTGTTGAAGGTGACTGCCGAACTGCGGCGGGTGTTGGCCCCGCACGGGAGCATCGCCATCGAACTAGGTGACACGTATGCGGGGTCTGGTGGCGCTGGTGGCGACTACGCCGACGACGGATGGCGGGAGGGACAACCCGTCTACGCGCAGCGCTCGGCAGGCGATTCACGACGAGGCGCTGATGCCCGCAACTTGGCCAACAACAGCCGCGGCACGAAGGCCGGGGGCGATTGGCCGCTCGCCAAGTCCAAGACCCTCATCCCCGAGCTGTACCGGATCGCCCTCGCCTACGGGTTCAACCCGCTAACCGGTCAGCCCTCACCGGCAGGACAATGGCGGATACGGAATGTGGTGACGTGGTGCCGCCCCAACCCTCCTGTAGGGGCTCTTGGGGATAAGTGGCGTCCGGCTACGTCCGACGTGGTGGTGGCGTGCCTGTCGGGGAAACGGTATTGGGATGACCTGGCGACGAGGAAGGACACGCCGAGAGTCGAACGGCCACGACTACGCCAGGGAGAACCGGCGATGGGACGCGACGGCAACTGGGATTCGTTCCCGAACGTCGAGGTAACCGGCGGCGCTCCCCTCCTCGACTACTGGGAGATACCCCCCGGCGGCTACAAGGGAAGCCACTACGCGGTGTTCCCGCCTGAACTGGTGGTGTCGTTGGTGAAGGCGATGACCCCGGAGAAAGTTTGCCGGACGTGCGGGCAGCCGAGCAGACGGATCGCACACGGCTCGTCTGCCTCTCGCCGACTCATACCGGAAGTCGTAGTTAAAGCCCGTGAAGCGAAGAGTCTGTCTCGTCAGGCTTTGGCGTCAGCGCTCGGCGTAGGAGCGAACAATGTGTGGGACTGGGAGGTCGGTGGACACCTGCCTCCCTGGGAGATGTGGCAGAAGGTCAAGGTCGTTTTGGACCTGATTGATGACCTAGATGACGCATTCCCGCCCGATGATGCCTACGAGCAGGTGCCTCTAGACAAGGAGCGACCTGTCAAGGCACTCATTGCACCCAATGAAGTGAACCCTGCGGGAAGGCTTGGCGGGTTTGCGTACAACCGGACAATCAAGACCCCCAGGGAGTTCGGCTGGACTGACTGTGGCCACGACGACTATCGCCCCGGACTCGTCCTCGACCCATTCGCCGGCTCCGGTACGACCCTGATGGTCGCTCACGGCCACGGCCACGACTCCATCGGCATCGACTTGGACGAGCGGAACCTGGAGTTGGCCCGCGAGCGGGTCGGACCGTTCTTCTTCGACGAGGTGACAGTGTGAACTGGCGGGACCATGCCGCCTGCCTGGGTGTGGACCCTGACCTGTTTTTCGCGGTTCCCGGGGGTCCTGCTGGCGGCCGTAAACGGGCGGACATGGCGAGGGCGAAAGAGGCGAAACGTGTCTGCGGTGGCTGTCCTGTGACCGTCGAATGCGGCGATTATGCGGTTACGTCACGTCAGCCTGAAGGTGTGTGGGGTGGGATGACGCCGAAGCAACGCCAACAGGAGCGGGCTAGGAGGAGGGCGGCGTGAAGAGCATGCACGCCAACGGACTCCCGGTTCGAGTGCTCGACGTGTTGGAAACCGACGGCTCTTGGCTGACCACAGCGGGTGTCACCCTCATGCTCCCGGACGCCCTTCAGGAGTCGGTGGAGAAAGCGTTGTTCCGTCTTCGGATGCGGGGTTTGGTCGACCACCGTGTAGTGCAGATGGCCGGGTTGCCCCGCCAGTCGGCGAAACCGTTTGACGGGTCGAGGATTGGTGGGGTGGAAACCCGCAGCGAATGGAAAACCTTGTGATGAGCAAGTGGTCAAGAATAAAACCGCTGCTTCGTGAACAGGCTGAATACGTCATCAACAACGACCCTTCTGTGCTGCTGGAGCGGGAGGGTGGCCCTGTTGGCGAACAGGCGGACGTGGTGTTGGCGAGGCTTTATGGTGCGGATGACCAGGTCGACTACGACTGGCGGATATCTCGAGCCGTACCAGTGTTGTATGCGGCGATTCCCGAACGTCTGACGGCCATCGAACCCGCCGAACCCACCTCGTATTCTTCGCTACGGACCGCCGAGTATCGACTGCAATCCAACTTCGCCAAGCTGCGGTTGGACGGGCGGTTCGCACCCGAAGATGTCAGCGTTAGATCTCCCGACTTCACGTTCAGTGTCTTGTTTCTTCGCTATCGACGCCGTCTTGGAGGGCTGAACCCAATGACCCGAGGCAAGCTGTGAGCTGCCGTGCCCCGCTTAAGCACGGCCCGAATAAGGGTAAACCGGCGACGGGGACACCACGGGGCTACGACCGGCATCTTGAAGCCGGGGAGCCGACCTGCCCGGCCTGTAGGGCAGCCCACGTCGCCTTCCAGATTGGCGCGGTGAAGAGGAAGAAGAGACAGCAGCCGCCTGCCCGTAGTCGTGGTGCTTGGCTGCCGTTGCACTCCCACCTGAAACCCAAAGCGGTCAAATGCCGGTGCGGGGCGAAAGGGTATGCCAACCCGATGCTGGTCGGCCGGAAACGGGTTGTCGAATCATGCTCAGAGTGCCGGGTATGACAACCGAGCTGTTGGCGAAGTTGGCTGCCGTGGATTCCGATTGTGTTGTCTGCGACCGGTCCGGCGCGGACGTCGTGTCGCATGGTTTCTCTTTGCACGCCAAATGTGCACCGGGCCGTTGGCTGGCTGACGACCGTGACCTCGAGGAGTTCATGGTGAAAGTCCGTCAGGTGGGGGAAACCAGGTACCAGAGATGGCGGCGGTGGAAATGAAACTCCGCCCGCCGCTTCCCACCTTTGAACGTACCAAGCGTGTCCTCTTCCTGGTGGTTCTGGCCTACGCCCTCGAGTATGTCGACCCTCTCCCGTGGTTGAAGTCGCCTGGCGCATGGCTCGTTTACGCCATGCTCGTCTTCGAGGTCATTAAACAGTTCATCCGTTTCAAGTTGGAGAACAGCACTGAGGCGGTGGCTAGGGCTGAAGCCTACAAGCAGTCATGGGAGACGGCCAAGGACCGCATCGACGAGAACGCCCGATACCGGGTCCGCAGGGTCCTCATCGTCCTGGCTGGCCTATGGGTGTACGGCCAAATCATTTCGTTGTTTACGGAACGTTGTGACGGTGGTTTCCAGTGTGCCCTCCTTTCGGTCAACCTGTTCATAGAGCAGATCCCGATGGTGCTCCAAATCTTGTTGGGTGTGGCCTTCGGCCTGATGCAGATGGCCTTCATGTTCATCGCCCTGACGAAGGTCGGGTTCGTCAAGATCGTGCCGCCCGGCACCATCGACGTCACCTTCGATGACATTTACGGCCAGGACCATGCCCGTAACAGGGTGTCCGAACAGGTCGCATTGTTGGAGAACGATGCCGCCGTAACCAAGGCGGGCGGCTACATGCCGAAAGGCATGCTCCTCACCGGCCCTCCCGGCACCGGGAAGACCATGCTGGCCAAGGCTGCGGCCAATGCCTCCACCAAACCTCTGATCCTGATTCCGCCGGGGGCGTTCGCCTCCACGTTCATCGGCATCAACTTCTTGAAGGTGTGGCAGCTCGGGCGGTACATCCGCAAGCTGTCCAAACGGCATGGGGGGGTAATCGTCTTCTTCGACGAGATCGACGTGTTGGGCCACCGTGGTGGTGAGGTGGAGGGCACCGATCCCTGGTTCGCCGCCGCGGAGTTGGGTTGTATGGCTTCCGATCCGCAGTTCTACCCGGTCATCGTGACGGGTGGCGGCGGGATGAATATGGGGACGCTGGAAGCGTTCCTGTCAATGATGGACGGAATGGAGGAACCCCGTGGACTGGTTAACAAGCTATTGGCATTGGCGGGTTTTAAGCCCCTCCCCCCGCCCAAGGTACGACCTTTCTACCTTGGCGCAACTAATCGACCCTCAGTGGTTGACCCTGCTCTTAAGCGAGCAGGCCGATTCGGTAGAGAGATTCGTGTGGACTTCCCGAAGTACGACGGACGACTGGCAACCTACAACGGCTATCTGGGAAAGGTCACACACGGGCTAGAGCCCGAACAGATCGAGTGGCTGGCCCGCAACCATCACAAGGGCACAGGCGCGGAAATCCAGGACATTGTAAACGAGGCCATACTGATCAGCTTCAGGGACGGTAACGACGCCGGGACCGTCAGCTTTGACAACGCCACCCAGGCGATGTTGTGGAAACGGTTCGGTGAGTCCGAAGGAGTATTCGAGAACCCGGACAACGTGCGGGCGGTGGCGGTCCATGAGGCCGGCCACGCCGTGGTCATGCACCACCTTCTGAAGGATCGGGTCCGCATCTGGTTTGCTTCGATCGAACAGCGGGGGCGAACCGGCGGCATGGTGGCCCGCTCCCCCCTGGACGACGACTGGCAGCAACAGCACGACGAGATGCTGGCCAATGTGGCCATCTCCCTGGCCAGCCGTGCAGCCGAAGGGATCATCCTCGGCCAATACTCCAACGGTCACGGTGGTGACGGTCCTCACGCCACCTGGCTGGCTGAGAAGATGGTCTTGTACGGGCATGGACTCCAAATCTCTTTCAGCATGGGTCGAGATCCTGAGGAGTTCCATAAGGAGCGGGAGAACATTCTTCAGGATGGGCTCGATCTGGCACATTCGATCCTGGCCGAACACCCCGACGCCCTGACGGCGCTGGCGGACGCCCTGGTAGCTAAGCCGACCATGATGGGCGACGAGGTTCACTCACTATTGGAGGGGCACGGGGTATGAACCGGCTACTTGCCATAGGAGGGTTCGTTGTCCTTGTCGTCGGGTTAGCCCTTCTGGTGCTACCAGTGTCTTCCATCCCGCTTTTGGACGCCAATCGGCAAGTGCTTGTGGAGTCCGCAGCGGGAGGGCAATGTGCCGGGGAGGTCTACGCCACCACGCAGGGCCAGGGCTCCGAGTCAGACATGGCCGAATGCATGGCCACCACCAGTCAGGATGCCACCGTCAACTGGCAGGCAGTCCAGCCGGCCTTCTGCCGTGGCATCATCGCCAAGGGACTGGCCATCACCCAGGGGGATTGCGAGATAGTCATGGCCGAGAGGCAAATGTGGCCCACGGCCATAGGCACCATCACCGCATCGTGGAACCGCAGGTTCCCCTATCCGGGGGATGTGATCTCTTCAGCCAGGCCCATCACGGGCGGGGAAAGTAGAACCGGGGACCGGGAAGGAAACGACAGAGAGGGAAACATCCGTGGCGACTAAGGGCTCAAAACTAAAGGTTCTGTTTAGGATCGGTACAGGGTTGGCCGTGGCCGGCCTGATCTACTCGACGTTGGTTATCACCCCATTTGGGCATCGTTCGGTGATCTGGTCGGTAGGCGGCGTCTCCTACGCTGAACGTCAGCCCGGTCTCTCCTTCGTGGTGCCACTGGTACAGCGCTACCACCGGGTCGATGTCCGCGAGCAGCGGTATGTCACCATCGACGGCGAAGGGAAGGCCAACGCCTTCGTCCAATCCTCCGACCTTCAGGAGATCACTGTCCGCGCATCGTTAGTCTATTCAATAACGCCGGACCAGGCGGCAGAGATCTTCGATGCGGTGGGACCAGAGTACACCCTGCGCATCATCGAGCCCATTTTCTTCGACGCCATCAAGGAGGCCAGCGGCCAACGGGTGGCCCTGTCCTTCGCCTCAGAACTGGCTTCCATAGCCGAGGACATCGAGGATATCGTCACCCCGCAGCTCGCTGAGCGGGGCATTGCCGTCCACTCGGTGGCCCTGGAGGACGCTGTGTTCGACCCCGACTTCATCAAGTCGGTGAAGGACAAGGTGATCGCAGACCAGGAAGCCGCAGAGCAACTCAAGTTGGTGGAGGCTGAGAGGGCCAAGAAGGCCCAGATCGAACTGCAAGCACAAGCCGAGCAGGCCAGGGCCACTTCGCTGGGCCTGAACCCGGCCCAATACCTGGAATGGCTGTGGCTCCAACGTTGGGATGGTGCACTGCCCAAGACATTGTTGGGGGACAGTGAAGGCGTCATCCTCAACCTGCCAGAAGGCTCCCAATGAGCACCCAGTACGACCTCGAGCTCAGGGAGACAGGTTAGGTGTGGGTGATGGACGCCGACGCCGTTGGATTCCACTCTCAGTTGAGTTCCCGCATGACAAGACGGGCACCCGCCTACAAGAAGAGTTCGGGCCAGCCGGATTGGCGGTGTGGGTCGCCATGTTGACGGCTGCCAAACGCGCTCCGATTCAGGGCACCTTCACCTACCACAGCGAGGAAGGTGCGTGGCTCGAACTTGGGATTTTGAATCCTCCGTTCCCGCTTGTGGACTTCTTGAAGGTGACGGGACAGTTGAAGAAGACGCGGAAGAGACGCCGCGGACGCATCACGGACGTGCAAATCACAGCGTGGGAACAGTGGAATGACACGCTCAACACACGTCCAAGAGACCTAAAAGACACCAACAAACCGCCAGGTCAGACGACGGATTTACTAACCACTGAGAGAGACAGTGACACCGACAGTGACAGTGAGAGTGAGATTGACGAATCCAACCCATTTTTCAAATTCCTGAAACGCGCTCGTGGTGAGGGGGTGGGCTAGATGGGAATCCCTATGGGAGATGGGTACGACGACTACGACGAGGACGGCTTGAACTGCTCATGGTGCGGCGGCGATGCCTGGGAGGAGTGCGACGACTGGATTCAATGCACTTACCGCGGTTGTGATGGGGAGATGCATCCCTGCTCGGCGTGTGGTGGCACGGGTGACGGACGGAAGCAAACGGTGTGGTGATGGGAACCGTCTTTGAGCAGCGTTGCCCTGGTTGTGGCGAGCATTTGTCGTGGGTTTCTCCTTTCATTGGTGACCCGTATTGGCAATGTCTGCCTTGTGATCTGAGGGCGACCTGGTTCTGCCGTTCGTTGTTCGGCTTGAAGTGTTCCTCAACTGAGAACGATGGTCGTGACCACGACCAGTGTGGATGGGAGGAGTGTCTAGCCAAATGAGATTACGAATCGATCTGGACCGTGCAGCGCAACTCTATGTGGAGAGCGCCGAAGCTCAGCATGGCGACGTGGAGATGGCGCGGTGGGAGGCTGAGGACTGGTTGCGAATCTTCAATGAAGTTCTCGTCGAGTCCGAAGATGGCGAGGTCGCAGGCTGATGGGTACCCCCGTGACCCCCTACGAGGAGACGCTGTGATGGTGGATAGGACGCACACAGAGCCGAGCCTGATAGATCTTGTACTGGAACTGCGTAGAACCGTGGGTCTGTTCGACGGTGCTATGCCTATTACGCCAAAGGAGGCATGGGAGGAGGCCATCCGTGAGGTCGAGAAGCTTCGTACCGGTCTGTGTTACCGCTGCGTGGAGAAGAACAGGTGGAGTGATGGTGGATAGGACAAGAACAGAAGAAGCGTTGGATGAGTTGCGTTCCCTTTCGCTGGTTGATTCCGTTGCAAATCGCCTGTTGGGTCGTCCACCGGTTCAGATTGTGGCTGCTGCTGCTCGTGCCGTGGTCGAAGCCCCCGAAGTCCAATGGTGTGAGACGCATGGGTCGGTTTGGGTGAACGACGACGATGGTTGCGAGGCTGCGTTGGCGGCACAAGTGAAGCCGTGGCGGGAGCCTTGCCGCATGGTGAAGAAGTTTCTCGTCCCTGCTGAGGAGGAGACGTGAGCCGCCGCATCGTGATCGAGGAGCCGTGTAAGCATCATGAGATGCAGGGTCACACCTGGTTCACAGAGAAGCAGCGGCTTGTCCGAATCTGCCCTGGCGGCTCGCGCATCGTCCTCTCCGAACCGTCCGAGGAGATGGTCGAGAGGGCAGCGATCACCATTCATGAGCTGCGCTGTGAACAGAAGGGCCCGACTGACGGTGACGTGGCCCGTGCCGCTCTCACCGCTGCCCTGTTCTCGTCGGATGTCGGTGAACGAGAGGAGACGTGATGGTTGGCAGGATGGGAAAGGATCAGTTGGTGGACGCTCGTGCTCAATTCATTAAGTGGGTTTCTCCCGAGGGTGGGCCGATCCCGAGCTATGGGGCCATTTCTGACGTCCTCTACATAGTCGGGTTGGTCGTGAATGAGGCGACGGGTGAACTAATCGCACTGTTCGATGAATGGGAGACGGAATGTGATGGCAGTTCGTCCTGTCCGGCTTCCGTTCATATCCACGGGTGCTTTGCGGGGAAGCGTCATGACCACCGCTGACCTTGCTTCTCGTCTCGGCTGGCTGCCCTGCCAGACATGCGGAACGAGCGGGCAACTTGATTCGGGACGGCCCCCTAACGCACTACCCGAGTTCACTCAGAAGTACCCCTGTCCCTCCTGCAACGGCATCGGCTGGCTTCCTTCCCCTGCTGTCCTCGAAGCAATGGCCCTGGCCTTGCGTGCGCGTTGGCTTCCCAATTTCGATGTGACGGATCCTTTGGGCGACGATTGGCGTAGACATGCTCGTGCTCCTTGGGAGGCTCAGGCGAGGCTGATATTGGAAGGAGAGAAATGAGCTTGCACATCTGTTTCACAAGTGACGGCATGGAGATTCTGTGCCTTTGCGTCCGCGGCCAGGATCACACCGAAGCCGAGTTCGATATTCCGATCGAAGGGTCAGACAGGAAGGACGAGTGAGATGAGCGTCACGACCGATTGCGATTGCCAGTTTGTGAAGCAGTACCCGCAACACCGCAGCGATGACATCGCCCACTACCTCCGATGTCTGGCCGAGAGAGTGGAACGTAGGGAGATTCGCCATATTTCGCTGTCGGTGCATCCAGTTGAGGAGGACGAGTGAACTGGTTGCGTCGACAGCCCCGTTATGAGCCGACCGTCGAAGACGCGCGCCGGTATCTAACCAAGCTCTATAACGGCGAGCTGCCGCCACTCCGTGGATGGAATTGGGTGGAAGCCGAGGCGCGGGCGATCCTTCGCGAAGCGGAGAAGTCTGAGATGACCGATGGGTAAGACTGTCGAAACATGTCCGGCCTGCCGGGTTGTCGTCACCGAATCCGACCACGACCCGACCTGTCAGAACGTAAACGGAAGGTAGGGAATGCAGGAGACACAAACCCGATACTGCGGCAAGTGCGAACGGGAGCTCGACGACCTCGGGAACTGTCCGAAACACTGGCCTGTCGAGCTCGCCAGACTATCCGAGTTCCGCCACCACACCGTTACTAACCGGGTTGCGTCGAAAACGTCGACAGCCGAGGACCTTTTGACCGTCCTTGGTTCTCCGTTGGGCACTACTGTCGCTCGGCTCCTCGACGCTCTCGCCGGGCTTGCAGAATCCGTATCTGCGGGGAAGGGGAAAACCCTTGAGGCCGTGAAGGGGAAACCCCAACATGCGCCGATGCCCCGATTCGAACCGGTGTGGGCCGATAACGTGCAAAATCGGGTTGACAATCAACTGTGGGAGCTGTCCGAGAATGTCGTTGCGTTCCTCAACCGTCCTACCGATCCGAAAACGTGGGCGGCCTGTGACACTTGCGGCCACAGGCGTCTGGGAGAGTCGACCTATTGTCAAACGTGCGGCACTCGGATACTTGCGGGAGCGAAGCGTTGCCGTGCCGACGGATGCCCTAACAGTGGGTACCGCCGTTCGGCCTGCCCGCAATCGTTTCTTACGTTCAGTGTGAACGGCGCCGAAGTGGTCGTCCCACATCCGAGTGGTTGACACGAGAATCACAAACGTGTAATTTGGTGTACGACAACCTTGGCCAGAGGTGGACACCGGTAGGGTGCGCGTTCCACCGCATAGTCCCCTTGGCTGCTGCTATGGGGAATTCTGGCAGTAGGGAGGCACCGGATTATGTCTAGGCCAGCCCCGAGGAAAGTGGAGGTGGCGGGAAACGTATATGACTGCCGGGAGGGCGATACTTGTCTGTACCGGGACTCTCGAGTCGGCCACAGACGCACAACGGGCGGCTCTTGGTGCAGCCAGTGTGACAACTACGCAACGCCGAAACCGAGCGAGTGGGAACTTGATGTGTTCTCTCTCTACCAGAAGATCTTCTGTTCGGAGGAGTGCGCTCTGGCCTGGCGGGAAGAAGCGCTAGCCGACCCCAACCCCGAGCTGTGTCGCTGCTGTAATGACGAGTCGTCGGTGTACGCGGGCATTTGTCTCGACTGTTTCAACGAGGAACGTTCAGCTCGGTATCTGCCGATGGTTGCTCCATGTGTCATATGTGCTGGGCTGTTCATCCCTTCCAACGGTGAGGGCACGTGCTCAGAGGTATGCATCCAAGAAGCCCGCCGCGAATTGTCTCACCGTCGTCGGGCTCGAGAGGTCGGCGCTTTCGTGGAAGACGTCAACCGCCATGAGATCTTCAAGAGAGACGACTACACCTGTCAGCTCTGTTCACTGCCGATCGTCATGTCGCTGATCTTCCCCCACCGCATGTCATCCACGATCGACCACATCGTCCCGCTCGCTGTTGGCGGCACGCACGAACCGGCCAACGTGCAGGCTGCTCACTTCGCCTGCAACGCAGCCAAGGGTGCCCGCATCGTCTAGCCTAGGGGGGACCTTGGCCGCGAAACAGTACAGGTGGCCCCCAGGGTTTAGGCGGCGCATCTTCACCAGGGACACCCGCTTCTGTCAAACCCTGGGTAAGACCATCCCCCACTGCCGCATCGAACTACCAGGCGTTTGCACCCACCTGGCCACGTGCATCGACCACATCATCGACGCACTCGACGGTGGCGCCTGGTTCGACGAGATGAACTGCCGGGGCGCCTGCTTCGACTGCAACCAGGCGAAACGAAACAAGAAGCTACCCACCAGGGTACGCCCCACCCGAGAATTCTGGTAGTAGACACTCCCACCCAACACGACCCCGAATACTGGCAGAACACTCGAGAGGGCAGGCAGGGGACACGGTAGGGGGGGCGGGGCCAACGCCGTAAAACCCCACCCGGACGCCGGAAGACCGGCCAATCTTTGTGTGTGCTGTTCCTGGGATTCCCGAGACCGGAGCGTCCATGCTCTCCGCTGCTGTTGAAACCACGCTCGCCGAACTCGGCGATCTGACCGCCTTCGCCGCTGAGGTTGCTGCCGTTCGGATGCTCGCGGAGGCCGTTGAGGCGCGGCCGTTCGATAAGGACCTCTGGCGGGAGTTTCGCCTTGCGTTGAAGGCTTTCCGGGAGGCGACGAGGGATGACGATGGCATTGGCGACGGAATCGCGGATCTCCTGGCCCGACTGGGACGTCCCCGGGTGGGCGGAACCCCTGTACGCGACGAGACCGACCTTGGAGAGGGAGTCGTTCGGCTGGCGCGTTGAGAACATGGCTTTGGAGTTGGGCCGTCCGCTCATATGGTGGCAGCGGATTGTCGCCGATGTCGCCCTCGAGGTCGACTCTGAGACCGGTCGGCTGGCGTTTCGGGATGTGGTCATCTCGCTGATGCGTCAGCAGGGGAAAACCCACCTGATTTTGGCTGGCTACTGTGCGCGGTGTCTCCTCTGGGGTGGAACACAGCGGGCCGTCTACACAATGCAGGACGGCCACAATGCTCGGAAGAAGGTCAAGGAGGAGCATCTCCCACTCCTGAAGAGTTCGCCGGTCTGGCAGTTGGTCGACCGGCCGTACCTGTCGGACGGCAACACGAACATTCTCTTCCGCAACGGCTCCCGAGTGTCGGTGGTGAGCAACGCCGAGTCGTCGGGTGAGGGCATGTCGGAGATTGACATGCTGATCTTCGACGAGGCCCACGCCGATTCGGACGACCGACGCGAACGGGCCTTGTCTCCGACTACGGCCACCCGCCGGGAAGCCCAGATTTGGACTCCGTCGACACCCGGCGACCTGAAATCAGTGTTTTTCCGCCGGAAAGTCGACGAGGGTCGGGTGGCGGTCAACGCAGGCAAGAACACTGGGATCTGCTACTTCGAGTTCGCTGTCGCAGACGATGAAGACCCATACGACAAAGAGGTGCTTCGACGTCGAATGCCGGCCTACGGGGTGCTGGTCCACGACGAATACGTTGACGCAGAGCAGAGGAAACCCGAACCGCTCTACCGGCGTAACGTGGGCGGCCAGTGGGTCGCCAACGCCGACGGGCTGTTCCCGGTCGAATGGTGGCTGGCGGTCAACGTCCCCGGTCTAGACACCAACGCCGAACCGGTGTACGCGATCGACGCTCTCGAGGACCGGTCGATGGCGGCGATCTGCAAGGCAGACCGGGACGGACGTATCGTGCTTGTCGCCCAACATCCTGGCACCGACTGGGTTGTCGACGCGTTCTTGGAGAACATGCCCAACGTCCGCGTGCATGTCGCCAAAAACGGGCCGATGTCCCTTCGAGGCGATGATATGACTCGGGCCGGTCTGACCGTCGAATGGGTCGACGACCTGACAGTACGGAAAGCGTGCTCCCGGTTCTACGACGGGGTTGCGGACCCGAACCAGAAGAAGCTGCAGGTCCGCCGTGACGAACGGTTCGACAAGGCGATCACAGCGGCGGCACGCCGGAAGCATGCAGACTTGTGGCAGTGGAACCGTGACGCTCCCGGTGCGGACATTCTGACGGCGGCGTCCCTCGCCTACAACGCCGCGTTGGACAGCGAGTCCACTCCGTTCGCTCTTTGAATCGTGGAGGTAACCCACAGTGTCATTCCGCGATGGCCTGCGTCGAATGTTCGGCCGGGAACAATCTGAAACCCGGTCGACCCTGACGTTCCAGGATTGGCTCGACCTGATGGCGAGTCCGTGGAACATGTACTTGAACACGACGATTACGGGTGACAAGGAGACGATCGGGTCGACCTACCCGGCGTATGTGGCTGGTGCCCTGTTCGGAAGCCCGATCGTGTTCGGTATCGAACGTCTTCGGATGATGGTGTTCTCGGAAGCCCGGTTCATGTGGCAGCAACTCCGCTCCGGCCGTCCCGGCGACCTGTTCTCCACCCCCAACCTGGAAGTGTTGAGACACCCGTGGACTGGCGGAACAACCGGGGATTTGCTCCGCAGAGCCATGTTGGAAGCCGACCTGGCCGGAAACCATTTCGCAGTCCGGCGAGGCGACCGGATTCGTCCCCTTCGGCCGGATTGGGTGTCGATCGTCCTCGGGTCGGACAACGAATCCGAAATGGACCCGGCTGCCGACCCCGACGCCGAGGTGGTCGGATACATTTACCATCCGGGCGGCCGGAACTCGCAGGCGAAACCGGTCACCTACCCGGCCGAACAGGTCGCCCATTTCGCTCCGATCCCCGACCCGTTGGCCAACTATCGGGGAATGTCGTGGCTGACCCCCGTCCTCCGGGACATTGAAGCTGATAAGGCGACAACCACCCACAAAAACAAGTTTTTCAACCAGGGTGCAACCCCGAACATGATCGTCAAGTTCGACCCGTCCATCTCACCCGACAAGGCACAGGCGTTTAAAGAAATGTTCCAGGCGGAACATGAGGGTGTGGCCAACGCCTACAAAACCCTGTATCTGGGTGGTGGGGCGGATGCGACGGTTGTCGGAGCCAACTTCCAACAGATCGACTTTGCTGCGACCACCGGTAAGGGCGAAAACCGGATAGCCGTTGCTTCGGGCATCCACGCGACTCTGCTCGGCCTGTCCGAAGGCCTGCAGGGTTCGAGCTTGAACGCCGGTAACTACGGGTCGGCGAGACGGAGTGTCGCGGACACAGTGTTTCGACCCATGTGGAATGACCTGTGCGGGTCGTATGAGACGATCGTCCCACCCCCGTCCGCCGCACGGCTGTGGGTCGACCTCGACGGTGTCGCCTTCCTCCGTGAAGACCAGAAGGATGCTGCGGAAATCCAGAAGGTGCAGGCCGACATCATCATGGGTTTCGTCCGTGAAGGGTTCACCTCCGAGTCGGCGATCGCTGCGGTGGTCGCCCAGGACATGCGACTGCTGGTCCATACGGGCCGGGTGTCCGTCCAACTCGTAGACCCTGACGCTGCTGCAGCAGAACCCATGATGGCGGAACCAGACCCCGACCCTGAGGTAGAAGATGACTGACACCAGAGACCGATTCCAAAGAGAGCTCGGCCCGGGCGGCCTGGAAGCCCGCGGCTACACCCGCGACGTGTCCGCCGACACCGACGACGACATCATGACAATCAGCGGTCTCGGCTCGCCGTATGACCAGGTGACTCGGATTGAAGGCTGGTTCGAGGAGTGGGATGAGCAGCTCGCCGTCGGCGCCTGGCGGGGGGCTATCACCCGAGCCAACGCCGACATTGTTTCGACGATGAACCACGACCTCAACAATCTGATCGCCCGCACCCCCGACACGCTCACCCTCACCGACGACGACGAGGGTTTGCACTACGAGGCGATCGTCAACCCTGACGACCCGAACGCTGTCGGCATCCACGCCCGGGTCGCACGGGGGGACGTGACCGGCTCGAGCGTCTGGTTCCGGGTTGAAAAGGAGACGTGGGAGGAGCCTTCGGAGGACAACGACCTCGAAGTGCCTCTCCGTACGATCCTTCGGGCCGACCTGTACGAAGTCGGGCCTGTCGTGTTCCCCGCGTTTCCGACGACCACCGCCGAAGCCTCCGCCGCCGGCTTCCGGCATCTCGGTTACAAGCGGTCGGCTCTCGCCGCAATGGACGGTTCTCTAACCGCCGCAGGGGTAACCCGCCGCGCATCCCAAGCCGCCTACGCATTCAGATTTCTCGCCGACCCTGAGCCGGACATCCGGGCCCTGTTTCTACAGGACCCCGACCTCCGAGACAAGGTCTGCGCGTTAGACACTGCCGCCGCCGCTGCCTCGTTGGCGCAGCCGCAGGTGTCCATAGCGAACAGCGAAGTGTTGTTCGCCATCGCCGCCGGCAAATAAGTCCGGCCTGTTTTCAAGGAGTCCGTAATGGACCGTCAAAAGCTTGAGGCGCGCCTTGTGGCGATCGCCGAAGAAGCAGAACAGCTCATCGAAGAGCAACGCACCGAAGCCGACTTGGACACGTCCGAACAGGACGAAGAGAAGTTCGCAGAACGTGAAGGCGTCCTCGCCGAGCTCGCGGAAGAGCGGGTGAAGATCGACGGCCAACTGCAAAGGTTGGACCGTCTCGACAAGCTCGCCGCCGACAAGAAGCATCTGGTCGACGGTGTCGACCTTCGGGTCAACCAGCATGTAAAGAAGGACCCGTTCGACTTGAACGACCTGCGTTGGAACACTCCAACCAGCGAGCTTCGCAGCCGTGCCCACACTGCTGTCGAAGAGGTCGAGTCGTACATGTCCGACGACCAGAAGCAGGCTGTCAGCCAGAAGCTGTCGACTGTCAACGATCCTCGTGGGATCATCCCCAACCTGATCATCCGCACCGGCAACGACGACTACCGGAAGGCCTTCGCTAAGGCGATGGCCGGCCGTCAGGACCTGTGGACCCATGATGAGCGGACCGCGGTCGCCTCCCTCGAGGAGTACAGGACTGCGATGGGTTTGACCGGTTCGCAGGGCGGTTTCGCCGTCCCGTTCACCCTCGACCCGACGCTCATCCTGACCAACGCTGGAACGTCCAACCCGATCCGTCAGGTGGCCCGCCAGGTGTCGATCGTGTCCGACGCGTGGAACGGTCTGTCTTCGGCTGGTGCCACCGCCGCGTGGCTGGCCGAGTCGTCGGAAGCGTCTGAGTCGACGGTCACGTTCGCACAGCCGAACATTCCCGTCTACAAGGGCCTCGCGTTCGTGCGTGGTTCGTTCGAGATCATCGAGGATTACCAGGCGATTGAATCGGATATCGGTGTGGTCATCGCCGACGCGAAGGACCGTCTCGAAGGGACCGCGTTCCATCGTGGTGCCGGTACGACCGAACCGACCGGGATTCTCACCGCGTTGGACGGTACAGCCTCCGAAGTTGCCGACTCCGGCGCTGAAGGTTCGATGCAGGTGTCGGACGTCTACCGGGTGATGCAGGCGCTGCCGCCCCGCTACCGGGCTGGAGCCGTGTGGCTTGCGGAACTGTCGACGATCAACACGATCCGCCAGTTCGCCACGGCCAACAACTACCACGGGTTCCTCACCGACCTTGCTGGTGACACCCCGCCGGTCATGTTGGGTAAGAGGCTGTTCGAGTCTTCGGACATGGACGCCTTCGCCGACATCGACACGGCCGCCACCGAGGACAACCATGTCCTGCTCTACGGCAACTTCGAGCATTACGTGATCGTCGACCGTATCGGCCTGTCCCTCGAGTTCATCCCGAACCTGGTTGGCGGTTCCGCCAACTTCCCGACGGGTGAGCGTGGATGGTTAGCCCACTGGCGTGTCGGTGCCGACTCGATCGTCGATGACGCGTTCCGCGTTCTCAACATCGTGACGGCTGCCTAGTAACCCCGGATTAGGGACCGGGGCGATCAGCCCCGGTCCCTACCCCACTCTTTTTAAGGAGCCTCCTATGGCTAAACCACAATTCGGGTTCGACCCGCCCCAACCTGTCACCGTGCTCGCCTCCGCCGCCCACACCGAAACTTCCACGTCTCAGTGGTACGACGGGATTCCATCCCAATACCGGGGTGTCCTCATCGTCCTTGATGTGACGGCAGCGACTACCGGGACTGTCACGCTCACGGTCGAAACTGACGATGGTGCGGGTATTGACGATGCGCTTGTAGGTTCTGCGATCACCAATGTGGGTACGACGATGCTGCTACTCCACCCGTCCGCACCGACCGATCGGGCGAATGCGGTGGAGAAGACCTCCCTCCTCTACAAGTGGCGTGTCGAGGCCGCCAAGAGCGACGCCACAGCCAAGACGTATTCGATCCAAGCCTACTTCCTTCCATAAAGGAGCTGACCATGCCGAAAGTTCGAGCCCTACGGGCTAAAGCGACCATCGCCTACCCGGGTGGCCGGTTCATCTACGAAGGTGCTCTTGTCCGTTCCGACGACCCGGCGGTGAAAGCCCAACCCGACCTGTTCGAGACGATCGACGACGTGCTCGGCATCGAACAGGCGGTCAAAAACCCCGGCCAGAAGCGTGCCGCCCGGAAACCGGCAGCACCCAAACCTGCCGAGCCTGTGGCCGTTGAGGTCGTTGAAGATTCGGTCGCCCCGCCGGAAGGTGAGGAGTAGCTGTGGCCGCCGACATCAAACAAGACGACTACAAGATCGAAGCCTACGGCTCGTTTACCCCGCCGCCTTCACCGTGCGGTAACCCCGACTGTGGATACGAAGGCATCGTCCTCGTCCACGCTGACACATGTGAGGAAGATACATAATGGCTCTCGGCTATAACGCAACCCTGCGTAACAACCAGCTCGACGAGATCACCGGCCTGGCCGGCGCCTCGGCGCTGCTCAAGGTCTTCTCTGGAACCCGCCCGGCGACGGGTGGTGCGGAGACAACGAAACTGTCCGAACAGGTGTGCAACGCCACGTTCGCCGCTGCCGCCTCCGGTGGGGTGTTGACGTTGAACGCCATTGCCGACGACACGTCAGCCGACGCGACCGGGACCGCCTCGTGGTTCCGGATCGAATCGTCTGGTGCCGTTCACGTGATGGACGGCAACGTCGCCGCGTCAGGTTCAGATTTGAACTTCGACAGCATTTCGTTTGTCGCTGGTGGGACTGTGGCGATCAGCTCGTTCACCGTCACAGCAGGGAACGCCTGATCCTGACCGGGTAGGGAGAACCGAATGGCTGTTGCCAGGGTTGCCTCCGCAGAATCCTTCAGGATCGATACCACTGATCCGTGGACGTTCTCTTATGCGGGGGGCACACCTGAGGGCATAGTTGTTGGTGTTATCCATGCGGCCACCACCGTCCTTGTCAGCACCATTACCTATGGTGGTGTAGCTCTCTCCATGGTGGTGCAAGCCCAGGATGTGGGCGGCGAGGCCAACACGGCCCAACTGTGGTTCCTGGGTACGGGCGTTCCGGCAGGCACACAAGACGTTGTCGCCGACCTCATATCCGCTACGGGCACCGACATCTATTTTGTCGTGTGGGAGTTGTCGGGTGATGCCGACCTTGAAGTCATCGACTCCGACTCTCTGGCTGACAACCAGGCCAACCCCCAGGTTACGCTCCAAGCAGGGGGACGAGACAAGATAAGCATCGGCCTGATAGGCAGCGGTCTGGCTGGACCCGCCAGCCTGACAGAAGTGACCGGGAACACCCGTGACCAGGACGAGGATTTTGGGGCTTGGTGTGGGGTTTCTTGTTACGAAACGACAGTTGACGCCGCCGACCACACTATCGGCTGGACGGGCGCAACAGATGATGTTGCATTCGTCGCCATCGCCGTATCCGAGATTGGCTCTTCTACGTTCACCGGGTCGGCGGCGGTAACCCAAGAGAACGACACCTCCTCGGCGGCGGGAACGTCCACACCGCCGGTCTTCACCGGGACGGCAAGCCTAACCCAGGCGAACGACACGCCAACCGCAAGCGGCACGTTCGTGTCGGGTTCGTTCGACCCGCTGAACCTTGCCGCCGTCCAAACCGGTGCCAACGTCGACCTGACGTGGGATGCCAGCTTCTAACTGTACGGGCCGAGGTTCCCTGGACGGCGACCACTGTTGCTACGTCAACGGGCAACGGTGCCGTTATCTGGAGGAGAACACCATCCTTGGCAGACGTTGGGTGTGCGGGTTGAGACGTGTCCTCGGGTCGTGGGAGGCGGTCCACGCTGATCCCGGCTATCAGGAGAATGTGCAACGGTTTTGGGATGCACACCCGAACATCACGTCGTGTGGGGGGTGGCAGCCGGAACCTGGCGTCTGTTGTAGGGAGACCTGATGGCAACCCTGAACACTCTCGCCCTCGGCACCTTCACTAACGGCAACGACTCGGCGATCACCGGCACCGAGCCGGTCCTCCAAGAGATCGCCTCGGCAGACGACAACACCAACGTCCACGACACTGCAAATACGTCTCATACGGGGATAGCCAAGTTCACCCTCGAGAACGTGAACTCGGATCTGGGGAATATGGACACCCTGTCCATCCAGGTCCGCTACGCCAACTCGGACACGCCAGTCAACAACACATGGGACCGCATCGACGCGAAGGTGTTCAAGTCTGACGGTGTCACAGCACTCACCAACGCCGACATAATCGTAACGGGGGGGATCACCGCCACCATCCCCACCAACTCGTCTGTCCATGAGTTCACCGGCCTCGACACCGCGGCGACGAAAGCCGACTGGGATGAGGCGATCGTTGAACTTCGCTTTGTCATCACCAAGAGCATGGCTGGGGACGCCATTGAAGAACGGGTGTTCGCCGCTGAGATCACCGGCACCTACACGCCAGCCTCTACCACCTTCACCGGTTCGGCGGCCGTAACCCAAGCTTCAGACACGAGTGCAGCGGCAGGAACTCACACTCCCCCAACCTTCACCGGGTCCGCAGCCGTCAGCCAGCAGGCCGACACGCCCACCGCGTCGGGCACGTTCTTCATACCAACCCGCACCGGTGCTGCCTCACCCACCCAACAGGACGACACGTCCACTGCTAGCGGCACGTTCACGAATCCGACACTGGTCGGTTCGGCTGCCGCCAGTCAAGACAACCAGACTTCGACTGCCAGCGGCTCATTCTCAACCCCGACCCTCACCGGCTCAAGCGCAGCAGTCCAAGACGACCAGACTTCAACCGCCAACGGTACGTTCACCGCCCCCGTCTTTACCGGTGCCGCCAGCCCCACCCAAGGAGACGACACGTCCGCCGGGTCGGGTGTCCGCTGGGACTACGCAGTGTTCCGTCGCACCCCCCAAACCGGTGCAGTGTTCGACCCCGACGGTGACACACCGTTAGCCCGGACTGTCCCCAACCTGTACACCGACGTCGCCCCGGCGGAAGCCGCCTACGACTATCAGGTGTTCGGCTGGTCGGGAACCTGGACGTCCGGTTCCGAAGTAGCTCAAATCACGGTGGGACCCGCCGACTCGTTCACCGGTTCCGCCGCGGTCACTCAGGCTGACAACACGTCGTCAGCGTCGGGGACGTTCACCAATCCGACTCTCACCGGTTCCGCCGCAGCCGCCCAACAGGACGAGACTTCGACAGCGACAGGCACGTTCACCGCCCCGGTCTTCACCGGGTCGGCAGCCGCCACACAGGACGACCAGACTTCGGCCGCGTCGGGCACTTTCGACTCGGGGACGTTCACTGCCACCGCCGCGGTGACCCAAGCCGACAACACGTCCACCGCGTCGGGCACGTTCGTCTCGGGTACTCTCACCGGGTCTGCGGCTGCTGTCGAAGAGGACGACACATCCACGGCGACCGGCACGTTTGTCCCTGGCCCTGTCACCGGTACGGCAGCCGGGACACAGGAAGACAACACGAGCGCCGCGTCAGGGTTGTTCACCCCGCCGCTGTTCACCGGCAGCCTGGCAGCCTTCCAAGACGCCCAAACCGGGTTGGGTATGGGCACGTTCACCATCCCAACCCGCACCGGCACGGCGGCCGCCAGCCAAGCCAACCAGACGTCTACGGCCACCGGCAGCTTTAGCTCTAACGGGCCGTTCCTGCCGGTCGTGGTACCCGGGAGTCTGCCCAGTCTTGTCGGAGTTGGAACGGTCGGCCGGATCATCGTGGAAGGAGAACTTTGAGCCACATTCCGACCACCCACCTACACGCCTACCGCAACCGTGGCCTCGACCTGCGCATCCTCATCGACACGGCTGCAGTGGCCGCCGACCTGACAGACGTCACCTTCCGTGTCGGTGATGTCATCGGCAAAACCGGGTTGACTCCCGCCGACCTGACCGGCGACGTGGCGATAGACCTGACGGTCACCGCCGCGGACATGGATGTGCCTGTCGGTGTCTACCGGTGGGAGTGTCTCGCCACTGTGACCGGCGAAGTCCGCACGGTAGCCCAAGGCCGGTTCACCGTCGGGTCGGAACCGTCCACAACCCCGGCGTACACCGGCACGTCGGCGGTCAGCCAGGAGAATGACACTGCAACCGTGACAGGGACGTTCACACCATGAGATTCACCCAAACGGTCGCCCCATCTGAACCGCCGGTCAGCCTGTCGGACACCAAAGACCATTTGCGGGTGGATGTCGACGACGACGACGGGCTGATCCTCACCCAACTGCAGGCAGCCACCTCCTGGGTCGAGGAGTACACGGGTCGCCAGTTGGTCACCGCCACCTGGCAGGCAACCTTCGACGGGTTCGGTTCCGGGCCGATCATCCTCCCCCGCCCGCCCGCCATCGCGGTCACGTCGATCACCTACACGAAACCCGACGAAACCACTGGCACAGTCCCAGCAGCCGACTACATCCTCGACAACCAGGACACCCTCGACCGGCACCGGATCATCCTGGCAGACTCCGCCTCCTGGCCGACGGACACCCGCGTCTATTCCGCAGTCCGAGTTCTCTACACGGCTGGGTACGGGGCCGCCGCAGCCGTGCCCGAAGTCTTCAAGACCGCCATCCTGCTGATGGTCGGCGAAATGTATGAGAACCGTGAGGCCATCATCGTCGGGACGATCTTCGCGCAACTGCCCACCCTCAAATCACTGTTGGTCAACCGGCGTGTCGGAGACATACTGTGAGGGCCGGGTCGCTCCGCAGGCGGGTGACCATCCAGGAACGGTCGGCATCCTTCGACACGTTCGGTGAACCCCTCGACACTTGGACGACGTTCGCTACCGTCTGGGCTGACATCACCGACCTGTCCTCCACTGAAACCATCCGCGACGGGTCGTTCTCCGCACAGATCACCACCACGGTCATCATCCGGTATCGCACCGGCATCCTGTCGGGCATGCGGGTCGTCGACGGCACCCGAACTCTTGAGATTGTCGGGCCGCCGATCGACCGGGAAGGCCGGGTCCGCAAACTCGAACTTCCCGCGAAAGAGATAGGACCATGATCGAAGTCGAACTGAAAGGCGCCGACAACCTGGTCGCCGCCCTCAAACAGATCGACGACCAACTCGAAGCCCTGATCATGGACGGGCTTGCCGAAGTGGGTGAGGAGATGGCCGCCGACATGAACCGGGAGGACACGTTGAACGTAGCCCACGACACGTTCATCATCCAAAGACGGAAGGGTGCTGTCGCTGTCGGCCCGTCGAAGACAGGCGGCCGAGCGGCGATAGTACGCTGGCATGAATTCGGTACAAGCGTTCACGGCGCCACCCCGCTGATCCGCCCGATAGCCGACAAGGCCGACGCTGTCGTCAAGAAGAAGATCACGAAGCGTCTCAAAGAGGCCATCCGGATCGCGAGCCGCTGATGTCGCTTGAAGCTGATTTGAGAACCTATCTACTCACACAAACCGGGGTGACCAATCTGGTCGGATCACGAATCCACCCGTCCCGCCTGCCCGACAACCCGACATTGCCGGCGGTCGTCTACCAACGCATCTCAACCCTGCACAATCTGGCTTCGGGGAACGTCCCCCTGACACGGGCGCGTATCCAACTCGACGTGTGGGCTGACTCGTACGCCGACGCGGTGTCCGGGGCGGAAGCTTTGCATGCGGCGTTGGACATGGTGTCCGCCACCGGTATCCACGCGTCGTTCCCAGAAGACGACGAATCCGGATACGACGAGTCCGCCCTACTCCACCGCCGCCGGATCGACAT